ACGATATGCAGGGCTACAAAGCCCCTGTTAAAGTAGAGCAAACCAAGCTGGATATTACCGCTACGATAGACTTAACTAAATCACCTGACGAAGAACAGGAGTACATCGAGATAGATGCAGATTAATATGGAAGCGTTTGTTTATAAATGGACGGACTTGTCTAACGGTAAAATGTATATAGGTTCTCACAACGGAAAAAGAAAAAGTTACAAGGGTAGTGGGAAGTTGTTTAAAAGAGCTTATAAAAAAAGACCTAAATATTTTACAAGGGAGATAATTTGTTATGGGAATCACGATGATATGATAGAATTAGAAGGCTTTATTTTAAAGGAGATTGATGCTGCAAATAACCCAATGTATTATAACTTAACAAACGACCCGTTGTCTCCTATGAAGGGGAAGAAGCACTCTAAAAAAACTATTCAAAAGTTAAAAGAAAGTGCAGGGCATATGAAAGGGAAAAAGCAGTCCGATGAATGGATTGAAAAGAGAATAAAAGCACAGAGAAAAAAAGTTATTCAAGTCAGCACGGGGATTGTATTTGAGTCTATAAGGTCTTGTGCTAAATACTTAGGTGTTTCCGAATCTTCAGTTCAAGCACAGTTAAAAGGTAGGAGAAAAAATAATTTAAATGTAAAGCTGCTTTAATGGAAATCCGATTATACAACCCTACGGAGCCACAGAAAGACTTCTTACGAATCATCTACGAAGACAAGCCGTTTATCACCTTAGCGGCTATGGGGAGGCAGACAGGTAAGACCTACTGTATGCAGAACGATGCAGTGATGCGTGCTTTAAATAACAAGAAGCATAGGATGTTTTGGGTAAGTCCTATTCAAGACCAAGCCAATAAGGTGATGAAAGACATCGAAGGGATGTTTAGCGGACACCAGGAGGTGTTTGATAAGATTATAACAAGGTTTGATAGGAAGCACAATGAGATTTATTTTTATAACGGTAGTTTTATTAAATTTCGTTCTTCTGAGGCAGGGGATAATCTTCGTGGTGCCACGTTGGACTTTATCTACATTGACGAAGCAGCTTTTATTAAAGAAGCATTTATTAACGAAGTGCTTCTACCGATGGTTACACGGACGAACGGACGAGTAGTAATGAGCAGTACCTTTAACGGTAAGAATTGGTATTGGGATTGGTATCAGCGTGGGTTGAAGGAAGAGAACGCTAAACAAATTAAAAGCATTAAAAGAACTTACCTTGACTTAAACGACCAAAAGGTAGAGGAAACGGTACTAGGAATACGCAAGAGTATGACTAAAGCACAGTTTGACCAAGAGTTTTTATGTAGACCCGTAAGTGCCGATGCGTTATTTTCCGACATTGAAGATTCAATCACTAAACACCTTCCCGAAGAATACGAAAGGATATACATAGGTATGGATATAGGGGTAGCACAGGATTATACCGTACTTATAGCAATGACAGAAAATTACGAGGTGTTTGATATAGACCGTTTTAATTACAAGGAAGAAAATTTAGATTCTGACGAGTTTAAGCAACGTATCAAAGATTTTTACCTTAAACACTTTGATAAACTAAGTGCTGCCTATTTTGAGGTAAACAACAATGATTTATTGTTTGACGATATTACTGATGATGAAAGAATGTATAAGATGATACCCTTTCAAACGACAAGTAAAAGCAAACCTGAAATCGTTAGAAATCTTATAAAGCTTTTTGAAGACCATAAGATTAAAATACCAAACTACGATATTTTGATTAAAGAGTTGTACGACTTCAAGAGCAAGCGCAATCCAATTACAGGAAACCTACAGTTTAGCAATACTGATGGCAAACACGATGATTGTGTGATGTCTTTAGCTATTACAGCCTACTGTGCTAAAATGGAACAAGACGGAGGTATAACGATGTTCTTATGATTACATTACGAAAGCATATAGAGCTGATGGAGCATATCCATTCGGGAAAGACTGTATCTACTTTTATGGAAAGTATGAAGCCCTTAGAGGCTTTAGATTTTAGTAGGGCATCAAACAAGACCTACCCAATACAGCAGCACCTTAAACAACCTAAGTCAGACAAGAAGGTATACACTACCGTTGAGTCTTTAGTACTAGGACAGTTCATTATGCTGGAACAGATTATTACAGGCAAAACAAAACTTCCTGACCATTTAATAGACTTTGAGATAGCTAAGTTAATTATCAGACCTTCGCACCACGTAGTTTTTGATAATGAAGACCCAAAAGACGAGAAATCAAACGAGCAAGATATATTGGATATGGACGTATCAGAAGTCTATTGGGTATTGGAAAAATTTATAGAAAACAGAAACAAGACGTTATTCAAAGACTTCTCAGGAGTTTTCTACGATTCTTTGGACGAAGACGAGGTAGAAGAAAATGAAAATCAACAGCAAACATCAGAAGCTTCTTTTAATCAACAGTGGTATTGGTACTCTATTGTTAGGATGTTAGGTAACGAGGACATTACTAAATATGACGAGATATATATGCTAAGTATGAGTACTGTTTTACCTGAGATGTCGTTTATTACACAGCGCAGTAAGATTGAGGCAGCCAAACAAAGACAAGAACAGGCACTGCGTAAATTGTAAATTAAAAAAAGATTACTGTGAACGATTTAGTTACCATATACGATTTATTTAAAACATTTGGAGACGGTCACTCTATGGTAAATGAGTTTAAATTACTAAACTCTATAGAAGACCTTCAAAATATAGAAATCAATCATCGTGGATTATATATAGCACTAGAAGATGCAAACATCTCTAGGGAAGACGGAAGCCCCGTATACGATGTTATGTTTAATGTAATCATAGTAGATAAAGTTCCTTTAGACGATGCAGTTGCGTTAATGCAGTCAAATCAAGAGAATTTATTTGTTATGGGTCAGCTTCAAGATTACTTTCAAAAAAACCTAGATGGCGAGCAAAGTTTTCAAGAAGTAAATATGCAAGGCTTTTCAGCTGAAGATTACAACATTACTTCAGCAATTAGCACGGCTACATTTATCGTAGGTAGAAATCCTTATATCAAAGGAATTGACATTTAATGGCTGTAAATGTAAATAGAATGAAGAACCCCAAGGCTGCTAAAAATCAGCAGCAGGGGGCTATACGCTTTTACTTACAGCAAGAGTTAAATAAGCTAAAGATTATTAATAAACTTAAAAATAATCTAAGGGGTAGAGCAGTCGATGGCGAACCGTATATCCACGATGTTACAGGGAACTTAAAAAATAGTATAACACCTAAGAAAGACGGAGGACCTATTTGGGGGAAGAACATTGTATCTAAAATAAAAACAGACACCTACTTAGGATTAGGTATTGGTATTGACCAAGTGTCTGTAAAGATAGATATGGCTAAGTACGGTGATGTTTTAGACCAAGGTGGTAGACCACAATCAGTAAGTAAAGATAAAATTATAGATTGGATTATAAGGAAATCTGAAAAATACCCAACAACAAGATGGTATCTATATAACGAAAGACAAGGGTACAGACCTTTCTATGGAAGTGATATGACACCTAAGATTGCTAAGTCTATCGCAATACCAATTACTAAAAAAATAAACTCTGTAGGTGTTAGAGAAAGTGGTTGGTTAGATGTATTAAAAGGCAAGCAAGGATTGGACGGTGCTTTAGACAGAGCGTTTCTTAGATACCTTAGAGATTATGATGATTACACTTACGGCACAGTAATCAACAAACTAAACAAAATGTTAAGCAAGCTATAAAATGGCAGAACAAAGCAATAGAATACAGTTTTTAAAAGATGCGTTAAAGAACCTATCTTCAGCTGTAAAAGAAGTAAGTAATGGTCTTATAGACCTTGAAAAGGTTATATCAAGACTTTCAGGAAAAACTAGAGAGTTTGCTAAAGAGCAACAAGCTGCTGCACAATCGGTAAACCGTGTAGGTAAAAACTTAAAGGACACTGCAAAGACGGTAGATGATTATGGTAAGAATACCGAGAAAGCATCAAAGTCTCAGAAAGGATTGTTTGGAGGTCTTCGTAAAAACCTTAGAACGATTGTTCAGTTTTACGGTGCTTATCAAGTATTGAATTTAGCTATTAGTGCTTTTAGGGAATTAGTGATAGGTTCTGCGAAAAGAGCAATAGAACTAGAGAAAGCATTAAAAGATGTAGCCGCAGTTGCAAACCTAACCTCAAAAGATATGGATAGGCTTGAGACAGTTGTGTTTAAGGTAGCAGGTACTACGTCTTTAACAGCTATAGAGGTAGTTTCCTTACAAAAAGAATTAGCAAAGTTAGGAACTAGTGTGTCAGACATTGAAAAGCTCACAGGTCCTATCGCACTTTTATCTCAGGCATTAGGAGAAGATGCTGGTGGTGTGGCAGCTACACTAAAGAAAACGCTAAATCAATTTCAAGCAACCTCAACTGAATCAGAAAGATTTGCTAATATACTTTTAGGTGCTGTTAATGAAACCGCACTTAGTTTAACAGACCTCGGTACAGCATTAGGTTATGTTGGTCCACTTGGGGCGCAACTTGGAGTAAGCTTTGAAGAGACGGCTGCATTGTTAGGTATTCTTGCTGATAATGGATTTAAAGCATCTAAGGCAGGTACAGGTCTTCGTTCTTTCTTCATTGCAGCTGCTAAAGACGGTAGACCGTTTAATGAGTTCTTAGAAGATGTTGCAGACAGAAGTTTGGATGCCACTGAAGCAGTGCAAACTTTTGGAAAAATAGCAGCTTCACAAGCGTTAGTACTTAGTAAAAACGTAGATGCGTATAAGGAATTAGCAGACAGCCTTGGAGACACAAATAGACTTTTAAAAGCAAACGCAGACCAAATGTCTTCTACGCAAGGTCAAATTGACTTATTGTCTTCTGCTTATAATAGAGCGTCTATAAGACTTGGTGATTTCATTACACAAACAGAGTTTTTTATAGAGCTTATAGAACTTTTAGACCCTGCTACGGCAGGACAGGCTAGAGCCTTTAAATTAATATCTAATGCATCTTCAGAGACCGAAGAGAGTTTAGACAAACTAGGAAAATCTTTAATAAATTTTAAGGACACAGAAGAAGAAGCTGCACTATCTACTCAGCAAGTTTTGTTTGAAACTTTAAAAAATTCAGGAGCTATAAGCGAAGAAAGTGCTAAAGTGATTGAGCGTGAAATAGGCAACGGCAGAGAAGTTTTAGAGATTATGCAGAAGCGTGCCGAGCTTGTTGAGTACGCAGAAGATGAGCTTTTGTTAGCAGAAGCCTTATTAGATATTTACGGCAAAAGTGCAAAGACGCAAAGAGATTTGCGTAT